CAATCGGCATCCAGTTGGAGAACTGAGACGATCCTGGGCTTGAAAAAGTGGAGTACCCAGAGTTCAGCAGGATGGCGTGCCGCATCACACCATCCGAATATAGATACTTGAAATGCGGTGAGATTGTCAGGAACGAGTACAGATTTGCGAGCGATGAGAATTCAAGAATCGCGCTGTCGAACCTCGCATGGTTCGGTGGGCCATAAAACCCATAGGTGCCATACTGCAAACCCGGGTAGTCAATGACGTTTCCGTAGACGTAAAGACCAGTTCCTGTGCTCGAAGTTGCAACGCTTGATCCGCCGATTGAATCGGACACTTGGAACGTGTTTGATGTCAATCCTGTTGCACTGACGTAGTAAGTCGACTTGTCCGTTAAGCCGGTGGGCATCGTCGTCGCGCTAAACCTGATCGCAGAGCCAGCTATGTACCCGTGACCAGTCTTGGTGAAAACTGCCGGGCTTGCCGCCGTGACCGTGATTGACGATGAAGATGTCAGCGTCTGGTCATAGTCCAAAGTCGAGTACCCGCTCGCAAAAATGCCGCCGTTAAAAACCAAATCCGCGACGTTCTCGGGCTTTGCACACGCGAACCCAGCAAACTTGTGCCGTGTTGACCTGAGTTGTTGAATTGGCGAAAGAGAACCAGCCACGCCTGGGCCGAATCGAAAGCCCGTGTGAAGACCCCAGCAGGAAATGTCCTCAAGTATCGGGTGTCCAATTCCAACGCTTGAATTCCCGCGTTTATTCCGCACGTTGACTCCAACCGTTCCAGACAACGCCGGGTCGTTAAACGCAGACACGACAGTAAACTCGTCCGTGACGCGCACCGGCCAGACAACTTTGCATGACGAAGTTAAAGCCCCGCCGGATGTTCCGTTGATGCTCGAAAAAGCGTCGGTTCCATTGTGCAGCGTGACGGTGGTGAATCCACTAGAGCTTGAAGTCGAGGCGATGCGCGCCGATCCAAGGTATTCTCCTTGATCTTCGTAAAAGAAGCATGTGTTGTTTCCCGGCCTAACCGTGGTGTCATCCAGTGTCGGCGGGGCATCAGCGTCAGCCACTTGGAAAGAAAGTCTACTCGCAACGCTTGTGATGGTCTTCTTGTTCTGTTGGTAAATCTGAGGTCGTCCAAGAATGATGCAGTGCTTAAGACCTCCAACGCGATAACTTGCGGATGTGTCCCAAAGCTCAAATACGAATCCAGACCCGCCGTGTTTAATGTGGAAAATTGTGTGAGCGTTGATGTCTCCCCATGTCACGCCAGGCTTTCCTTCAAGCATCGCGCCGGATGTGATTTTGACTTCTGAGTGCAGGTTGTAGCAACCCTCCGCTTTGACCGTGAATGATGTGCGACCGGAGGACGGTCCAGTTGCTGCTTGCCATCCGTAGGTGGGAGCAGCGGCGAAATTCAAAGCCGCTTGCAGTTCGGTAGATGCATCCGCTCCGCATTCGTCATTCGCACCAAACCACTGCGGAAGAATCTCAGTCTCCCACTTGCGGAGCAACCTACCCGATCCCCACGCGACAGCCATGCCCGTGTTAGTGGTTGTAGTCGCGCCGTAGTCGTAATACCAATCCCCACCGCGCCCGTCCTGCTCAGTGGCCCATCCGTTCACGACGACGTTGTCGACGTCGTAGGTCGGCGCGGTTGTCGCAATCAACTCGTCGATGGTGCCAGCCGTGACGCTTCCAAGCCATCGCCCAATTGTCGCCGTGTCGTTCGTGAGCCACGCGACGGGGTCGGCTTGGTCGGATGAACTCTTGACGACTCCAGAGCGGGTTGTGAGCGCGAGTTGGTAGCTGTTGGTCGCCGGGATGATCGAAGAGTTCCACGAGAGAGCGTTGGTGATGCGCTCCAAAAGGGTGTAGGTCGCCGCGTTGGTTGGGACATCAATCGTGAACGCTCGATCCGCTCCAACTTGCACGCGGTAGTTGCCGGGTTGGAGGTCGACGCTGAACAAGCCGTTGGTGTCCGTCGAAACGGTGAAGTCTCCGCCGGTGATGAGATTTGGCGAGTATGGAAGCGGTGTGGAGACGGGGCGAATCAGGATCTTCCCGGAGTACGGCCGGTTGGAATAGGCCAGATAGATCGGCCCCGTGATCGTCGCCGACCTCGTGAACATGCACGCGGCAAAAATCAGCGTCAGAATTGCGTAAAATTTCCTCATAGTCCGTTCATCGTGCTCACCGTGAAAACTCGATCTTGCGGCGTGATCGTCGCCACGCCTGCGCCCGATTGCCCATCTGGCGAATCGTCCGCCGTCTCGGGTTGCTCAACCGTCAAATCGCCGCGAGACACCGCCAAGATGCGCTCCCGTGCGGTTGCCAGCTCGTTGGCTTGTTGGTCTGTCAGGATGATTCCAAGACCCTGTGCCATGTAGCCTGCAATCAGCCACGCGCCCGCGCTCCGGAGGCTCTGCGGTATCTTGGTTGTGTCAGAGTCCAGCACGTTGCCTTCGTTGCTCGCCACGGCCATTCGGATTTCCGCCGTGACGTCAGCTTGGGCCAGTGTGAAGCGGTCCGTCTGCGAATCTCCGAGAGCCGCGTTGTTGGTCGCAGTCACTAGAGCCGCGACAACGTAGTTTTCAACGTGCGCCTGAGTTAGTGTGATCCAAGCCATGGTGTATTAGAAAAAGGGGGCCGCCCGGCGAGCGAAACCAGACGGCCCCGTGGGGGTATGAACTCAACCGAAATGGTTAGCTGATGGTCATCGCCTGAATGCCACCGCTGTAGGTGATCGCCAGAAGTTCGTTGTGACGAACACCCAGCACGATCTTGCTGGATCCAACCTCATACCGGAAAGCCTCGACTTGGCCACCGGAGGGGGCGGGACTGTAGAAGTACTTGATGTTTGACGGGTCCAACGAGAGGCCGGAATTGGACTTGTTGAACACAAGCACGTTCGCGGCGTTGATCATGGTCTTGGTTGCGGTCGCGCTCTGGTAAGCGGAACTCGAAACGAAGACCTGACCAACCTTGAAGAACGCAGCGAGTTGCTGCTCGTTCATCGACGCACCAGCGAAACCGCCAGCGGAAGTGAGAGCGCGAAGCGTGGTCATACGACCAAGCCAAGCAGTATCGCCGTACACGATGGTGTTCGGACGAATACCGGCCGCTGCCTTGTAGTCGTTGATCTCAGTCACGACATCCATGTCTGCGTCTCGGGTGCCGGTGAGCCACGTCCGCGCCTGGGGACCAGCGCCAGCAGCAAGCAACAACGCAGCGGCACGGCGAAGTTGGTTGAGCTTCAGCCGGTCGGTCAGATATTGGATGTATTGCTGCTCCGAAATGACGCCGTCGGACAGTTCTTCACGGTCGACACTGATGATCAAACCGCGAGGAACGGTCTGGGTGTTGACCTCGGTAGTACCGAGTCGAACCTCTTGGAACTCCGCGCCGATGGCTCGGATGTCGTCGGTCTCAGACTTGAAGGCTTCATTGTTCGCCCAGACCTTGTAATTGAAACGCTTCAGCACTCGCACGGGAGCGCCAACGAGGGCGTTCAACTCAGCATCAAGGCCGGGGTTGTTCCATCCACCAACGGCAAACGTGGTCAGCGGTTGGTTGTAGGTGGACGCGGCGAATCGGGTGTCGTTCGCCACGTAAATTTGCTTGTCCACCTGCTCCCCACCGTCGTCGTAAGGAAGCTCGACGGAAGCGGCGTAGTCGCGGGCGTTGGTGAAATCGGTGATTGCAGGAAAATTCATGTGATTCCTTGGTGTGGTGTCAGTGTGGATTAGACGCTCTTGTTGTTGTAACAAGGCATGACCTCGAATTCCTTGTCTGTGCCGGTCGCGCCGTTCGCGCAGGATTCGATCGCAACACCGACGATCAACGCTTCGGCTCCGGTTGCGGTGTTGGTCTTCACAGTGCCGCCGGAAACGCCAACGAGGATGTCGCCAAAAGCGACAGCAGCGGACGAGTCGGAAGTCATGGTGACAGTGCCGACGCCACCGCAGAGCAACCGCACTGGGTTGTATTCCGTGGTGCTCAACCCGCCGTAAAGAGTCACGCCAAACGGATTGCCAGAGGTGAACACGGCGACGTTGGTGGCGGGGGCGGAAGCACCCTTTTGCACCAGCAAGTATTGAGCAACGGCGGTGTCGCCGAGCTTCGAAATGATGCCGTCAGGATGCGTCTTGGTGTTGACGTCGTTGACGAATTGGAAGTGCCCGCGCTCCATCAACCGCTTCAACGCGGCGAAGTTTTGTGCAGGACTCCAATCGGAGCGCATGCGCTTCCAATCGAATTGAGTTCCGCGCCCAATGGAGCGGATGGTGGAATTGACTCGCTTCAACGCAGAGCGGAGCAAGTCGTTTGTCTCGTGTTTCATGTCTTGAAGGTGGTGGTTGCGTGGTTACTTCTTTGCAGAAGATTTTGCGGCTTCCTCGGCGGCCTCCTCGGCGGCGTGCTTCTCGTCGTGAGCAATGCTCGCGGTTGCGATTTCCCGCAACATGGCGTCGGGAATCGCGCCGCTGCAGATGGTCCGGCGTCGGGCCATGTCGGCTTCGATTCGCTTATCACGCTCCGCGTTGGCGCGGAATGTGGCGAGTTCGGCGGCGTCTTTTTGGGTCAGTGCGGGAGTAGGATCGGGCATAAATTAGGGGTTGTTGATTGCGGTGACGAGGGCGGGGTGTTCAGCGGAGGCGAGAGCAAAGGCTTCGCGCCATTGGTCTTGATGGCTCGCGGAAGGCTTGGCTTTGCGAACTTCATCCATCTTGGCGTTTGCGAACTGGATAAGTTGCTCGCTCGCCTGCTTGGTTTCGGCGGGAATGCGAGAGCGGGAACCGTCGACGCCGGGCGCGCCAGCGGTCTTGATCTTCGGCTTCAGGTCCAGGAGAGCCTTAGACTCGTTGACGAAGTCAGTCTTGAGCCGATTTTCCCAGAGCGGCTTTTCCGCAGGGGTGATCACACCGGAAGTGATGCGCTCGTTGATCAGCGTGATGGCTTGCGCGTTGCGTTCGTTGGCAAGGATGACCTCGGCTTCCTTGACCTTGGCAAGCGCGGCTTCCTTCTCGGCCTTTTCGTTCGCGAGTTGCAAGTCAGCGGCGGTCTTGGCTGTGCTGACGCCGTCGAGAGCCGCGATGATTTGTTCGTCGGTGGCCTCGTTCGAAAGCGTGATGCCGGACTTCGCCAGCAATGCAATCAGTTTGGATTTGTCCATGATATTGGGGTTTTCGTTGAGCATCTCCGTCGGCAAATTTGGATTGCGCGTGATGCCGATTGAAGTAACAGACGTCGGCTCATAGACGGGCATTCCGTCTTTGTCGCCGGTCTTTTTGACGGGCCAACGGCCACTGAAAAACAGCTTCTCTGGACGCTCCAAGACGGCCGCGCCCTTGGAGTTGAACATAGGGCGGACGTATAGCCCATTGTCCCGGACTTGCAGGTCCGCGAACATTCCCATTTCATCCTTCACTGGGTACTTATGCCCCGTGGTTGCGTCGTCCGGGTGCCCGAGGTAGATCGGCGCGCCTTTCATCCACCGGTGAACTCGGCCAACCAAAGAATTGAACGCGTTGACCATTTCAACGGCGTTTTCCTTCGTGATTCGCTGAATCACCGTGACGAAGCCGCCCTTGGCGGGGATCGAGTAACGGGAGTCGCCGTAGGGAGCCAACAGCGCAAAGCCATCCTCACCAACGGAAAGCTCATTCCCGTTCGTGAACACCTGCTCCGATGTAGAATCGTTGCAGAAGTATAACCGGCCCCAGCGAATGCGTTTATTGAGTCGGCCCATAGCGAAGGCTACTTATGCCTTCGGTGCCGATGAAATCCCCGTTAGGACGTTTGTCGCAAGGTGTTTCTCCCAAACTAACCCGAAGTGGGTAGGGTCCGCTAGCATTCGCTTGGCTCTTTCGGTGGCATTGAGCTGCCAAGTCTTCAGCGCGTTCAGCATTTTCGCCGCGTCGTCCATCTGCAAAACGTCCTTCAAAGTGTCGGCAATGCTCACCACTTCGAGCGCCCGAGCCTTGGCGATTTCCTTGATCGCCTCGTTCCGCAAAGCGTTCGCAAATTGAGCTTCGTTGGCCATCGCTTCGCCCGGTTCCGGCGTGTCTTGTTGGTCTTGTTCAGCGGCGTCTGGTTGCTCCACTTCGCCGACAAGTTCTTCACCATCCTTCGGCTCTGATCGCCCGTAACGCTCGCGGATGTCCGCCTTGCTGATCTCGACTCCCATTGCGCGGAACTCCCTGTCCACGGCCAACTCTTGGGCGATGTCCTGGCGCTTGGAGGGCACGAGCGCGAACTTCACCAACACCGGAACATCGGGTCCGAACATGTAGTTGATCACGAACTTGTCCAACTGCCGGTTGAGCGTTTCACTGATCAACGAAGCGTCCGCCCGTTCGCGCTTAGCGTCCTCCTGGCCCTGAAGTGACGCCCCTTGCCCTTGGCCGGAACCCGCCGAAATCGTCGCGAGGTCACTGCCCAAGATGATCGTGACAATGGTGCGTTTCAGGTCCTCGTGAAGCGATTGGAAGGTGTTGTCGCCGCTTCGGTCGACGCTCGCGAATTCCAAGTTTGCACCGTTGTTCATCACTACACCACCGTCTTCTCCGATAGCCGAAAGCGCATCCTCCGCGTTGTTCCATTCTTGGGATCCTTTCGGAGCATCCGTCTTAACGATTGGAAAAGGTTGGCCGAACTTCTCACAGAATCGCACCCATGCCTGAAGCAGGCTTCGCTTGCAAAGCCAGAGCGTCGTCACGGCTTCCATGTAGTTGTCAGCCGCCGTCACAAGCCACTCGCCAGCCTTCATCTCGATTCCATAGGTCTGGTAGTCGGATTCGAGGAACCGGAGTTTGCCGAAGCGGTTTTCGAACCAGTACAGCGGGCAAAAGCGAAGCTCGGCGGCGAGTTCACCGTTGGGATCTGGCTTCCAAATGATCTCGTGAACCGCCCACCCTTTCGCCCGTGCGTCCAACATCTGGCGAGCAAGCACGCCGACGCCACCCATGACGTCCTGCTTCATGATGTCGGTGACGCGGAGGCGTGAATAGAAGCGTTGCAGCGCGTCCTTTTGCGCGTCAGCCATGGCCACCATTGCGGAATCGTCATCGTCAAAAGCATCCTCGTCGACGTTGACGGTCCAGTTCAGTGTTTCAACTGCGTCCCCGCGCTTTCCGCCCGCAGTCCTCACTTCCGGGTCCCTGTTTTGCATCGCCTCCCAGAATCGGGCAATGGTTAGCGACCCCGTGTAAAACGCGTCCAGCTCGGTTCCCAATCGCTCGGCCGTCGCTTGCCGAACCGGGTTGAACCGGAATTGCATGGACTGCCGAACGCGGGTAAAATCTAGGCCCGGTTTTCCGGGTGTTTGTGCTTCTGGTGTCATAATCCGGTAGTTCGCTGTTCTCGCGTCCCCCGGCCAAATGCAAGGGGCACCGGCTTGGAGGTTGCTCCAACCACTTCGGCCAGTCGGGAGTAAGCATTGCCGAAAAGCAAGTGGTTTGCAATGCCATCGACATAATCGCCTAACCCGCCGGACTCGTCCTTGTCGCGTTCAGAGCCGGAAATGTGGTGTTCGTCAAACTCGCGCCAGATGTCCGCGTTGTGGGTTGGGAGTCGAATCACTGGCAGTTGCGCTGGCGAGCCGTCGGAGCCGGGCACAAACTCACCTTCAGCGGGAGTCAGGAACTCCCGCACGACTGAATCCACGGCCTCCATGCGGTTGCAATCAATCAACGGGACGTAAATCTGATTCCCATTCACCCCCGTGAAATAGTCGGCCTTGATTCGCATCCCACCGCCGGGACGCTTCACGTCGAACCGCACGACGGCCGCCTTCAGGCCCTGCCACTTCTCGTCGCCGTTGTGATCACGGATAAACGTCAGCCCACCCGGGAACGCGACGTGGCATTGCCCGGTGTCTGGGATGCGTGGGAAGGTTGAAACCTGCTCCAATCCGTTCAGCCGAAGCGCAAGACGCCGGGACTCGCTTGTCTCTGGCATTTGGTCGATGAACGTGCAGGAAACGCCCAATTGCTCGCAGAGTTGAGGCACGCGGACGCCAACCTGTTGGAGTGGGATGGACTCGGCCCAGACGATTCTTTTCTCTTGGGCGCCCACCACCTCTCGAACGACGAACCAACAGCGCCCGCCCATGTCCAAGCCCGCGTAGCGCACGCTCCGATTGCTCGCCACCGCCGCGCCGGGCTGGTAATGCGTGAGCCTCCGCGCCCGGTCCATAATCTCTGGGTCCAGCTTTTGCGCCGTGCTCTTGGGGATCGCCAAGACATCCGTGCGGAACATCAACATTTTCTGGTCGCTCTCCACGGCAAGCCGCCAGTCGTTGACGATTTTCCCGAGGTCGATAGCCGCAATGGAAAGCTGAGACACGCGGAAAGACCAGTTTTCAAGCCTGATTTGGTCGAGCCGCTTGTGACGCCAGACGGGTGCCTTGCGGTCGAGTTCTGCCCCGCACTTAACACACCCGAGGAAGTAGCTGTCCGCCTTGTCATAGCCCGCAACAACCTCTTCACCGCGCCGGAAGTCGCCAGCGTAGGTCAACCGCGCCGGTTCCGTGGCGTCTCGCTCGCGCAAGCAAACGATGCCCGGGAATGAATCCTCTGGGTTTTGTGCATGCCCGCATTGGGTGCAATGGAGTTCAACCATGCCTTGCGAGCCGTCCTTCCATGCTTTGTTCATGCCGCGCCCGTGAACGCGTTGGGTGCCCGCCTTGAAAATGAGCCGCAAATCCGATGTCGTGAGCCGTCCTGCAACGAACTTCTCGTTGCTCTGATTCACGTCGTCGACCTCGTCCACCATGGCAATGTCCGCGCTGTGAGTCGTTGGGACTTTGTTCAGCCCGGCGAACATCCCCACCGCTTTACGGATGCCGTCCGTCACGCTGTAAACCCCAATCCGGTTGACCGTCTTCCCGCTCTCGTTGGTGATTTGCCCCATTTTGAGCATGCTGGCAAACCATGGCATCTGATCCACGACGTTGGGTCGAAACTTGGTCTGGACGAGGTCGGAAACAAGGTCCTCGGATGGGAGGAACGTCATCACGTTCCGAAACAACTGCCCCGTCGCGTACCCCATGAGCGCGTGCTGAATTGTCGTCTTACCCCACTGCGCGCCACCGGCAATGGCCACCTGCGCGTCTTTGATGCCTTCGGAGAGGATTCGGTCCACGCAATCGACAATCGCGCCAATCGCCTCGCGGCCTTCAAGCGTGAACCGCGTGAACGTTCCCCGCGTCTCTCGTGACGCGCTCCCGCCCGGGACCATCGCGTCCAGTTCAAGGAACTCGCGGAACGACTCGCGCCGAGGCATCGCCGTTGAACCTCTCGCATCGCACTTGTCCGGCTCGCCTTGGTACGTGGCGCGGAATGGGGATTCACCGATGGCTGCTTGCGTCTTGTGGAGGTAATCCAATGGCACCTTCGAAGGCCAAAGCGCGGTGCCGTCCGTGATCGCTTTGTAGTGAATGACTCGCCAGCCGCCCTGCGCGATAAGCCGCCCAGCAAGGTCCTCGTCGTGCGTCCGTGAGCAAATCAACACGATTCGCCCGCCGACGTTCAGCCGGGTGAATGCCGCGCTGACGTACCAATCCCACACCTTGGACCGATTCACGGCGCTTGCGGCTTCGGCGTAGCTCTGAAGCGGATCGTCAATCACGAGCAGGTCGCACATTGGCACTTGTTCGCCGACGCGAATCGTGGAGAGGCCACCGCCCGCGTCCGTCTCGATGTCCGCAACGGCTTTTGATGATCCCGAGAGCTTTAGCCGTGGGAAAACCAGCTTCAACCGTGGAGCCTGCGCGATTCTATCCCGCACGGTGCGCGCCGTTTTCAACCCGTGCTCGTCACTCCAGCTCGCTAGGGTGATCTTGTGTTGCGGTTGGGCGCCCAGCATCCACGTCAACGATTCCACCACTGCGCGAGACTTCCCGTGCGATGGTGGAATGACGATGATAACCCGCTCACGCTTTCCGCAGATTGCCCTGATTGCGCGTTGCGAGAACTCCGTTGGCTCATACTTCGGGTCAAGCCATGCAGAAAGAGCGCCAGGGTGATCCCGTGACGCTCTCATGCCGTGGCCCCATTCTTTGAGGCTGGATGTCTCAACTGCGGTCATTCGTCATCTTTAACCACCGTCTGCGCCAGCGCCCGCTTGACGTCATCCGGCGTCAATTCGCTGGCCGCAATCAATTGTTCGATTTGAATCGCTCCGCCGTTCACGCCGGACAATTCGCTCCTGGATGGTGCTTCAATCCCGAATATCTTGTCCATCCGTTCCTGTGCTTTTATGCGCTCGGTGACGGTAGAACACGGGTCGCGAATCACGGCTTGGTAAAACGCCATCGCCCGTTCCGCAACGTCCGAAGGTTTGACATTCGCGGATTGTTTGAACCGCGCGCGCGCGCGTTGGATGTAATCGAGGATCGTTGTGTAATGAACGTCTCCGTATTTCTCTCTAAACATCCTTTTAATCTGCCCTTCGTGCATGTACTGCGCTTCCAGCTCCATGACGAATTCAGTGCGCTCCTCCACTTCGTCAGCGGTGGGCATCACTCTCTTTCGTGGAACTTTGCGCTTTTTCATGGCCTTACTTTGGCTTAACTTCCGTAACGGTCGCTTGTGTAGAATTGCTTTGCCGAATCAACACCCGGCGGATTGCGTCGTCCAACTGTTCCTGAGTGAAAGCTGGCGCGCTGTTCACTGTCGCACCTTGCCCGGTGTAAACCTTCAACCCGTTGATTGCCTGCTGAAACCCGGCTTGGAACGTCGCCGCCACGGCTTCCGCTTCGCTTCTGTAGCCTTTGACTGTGACCTTGGTGTAATTGGTGCCGGTCTGCTTCTCAATTCCAAGTTCCGCGAACTGCTTCGCAAAAAGCGCGTTGCGATATTTCGCGCCGTCCGGGGTGGTGATGGACGTGCAGCCAACTGCAAGCACTGCGATGAATCCCGCAAGTATGGTCTTTTTCATTGGTTGTGAGTATGTGGTTTTTTGCCGTGGGTTACAAGCTGTCTCTGTTCTGTCGTTCCTCTTCCTCCCGTCGCCGCAGGTAGTGAAATCGTCGGTGCTTTTCCGCTTGGACTTCGTCCATGTAGTTTCGCTTTTCCTCGCGCCGATTGTCTTGGTCGAGGTCGGCTTGGCCGAATGGGTACTCGATCCACCTTGGGGTTTTCATGGCTTCTTCCTTTCTTCTTCGAGGTGCATTTTCCTAGCGATGGTGAGCGCATCCAGCCTTTCCAGCTCCGCGCCCGTTAGGTTTCTCCGGAGTTCGTCGCTTAGTAGCGACTGGAATTCATCCTCGTGAGATTGGGTCCATTTAACCCAGCACATGCGAAGCTTTTTGAGATGAATTGATTCTTCATTTTTAGCAATTCTGGCGCGGTGCGCTTCAGCGTCCGAGTGAAATTCAGATTTAAGAGTTTCGATGTCTTTCTTTTTGGCTCTGTGACCGTTTCCGTCGCTCGTGAAATTGCCTATGTAATTTTTCCAGATCCACCTCGCGAATTCAAAACCGTACTGGATGCATATGAGCGCGGTGTTAAATGAGAGGACGAAAAGCAGCGGCGTCCATACTTCGGTTGTGTTTTTCATGGTTTAAGTTCATTCCTGCGGATCCACGCCAGCGCGCCGAGGGCAATCAACAGGGCCACGAGGCCCATGTGATCGTCGCACCGAATCACGCGGGGCGCGGGTCCAATGTTGTTTGGTGTTTGGGTGATGGTGTTCACGGATCAAAAGGGCACATCTTCATCCCCGTCCTCAATCGGCAACGTCGGCTCACCAACAAGCAGCCTAGGCTCTCCTGGTTGCGTTGCCTTGGCGGGTTCATTCCGGCGCGGCGCGGGTGATTCCTGCGACTTCTCGCCATCACGCTTTCCACCAACGAAAAACCACGAATCAACCCTGATCTTCGTTTTCTCGCGCTTCTTTCCGCTTTCCTTGTCGTCCCAAGTCTCTTGGATCAACGACCCTTGCACGAGGCATTGGCTCCCTTTGCGGTGATGCTGCGCGAAAACCTCCCCAGACTTACCCCAGATGGTGGCACCCGCAAAGCAAGTGCGTTCCTTCTGCTCTCCCGATTCGGTCTTCCATTTCTCGGTGTTGGCAATCGTGATCTCCACGACGGCCGTTCCTTTTGGCGTGTATCTCAACTCGGGATCCCGCGTGAGATTCCCGCCGTAAAAGACTGTGTTTGGTTGGCTCATGTTTAGTTGTTCCTTTCGCTCTGTCGCTCCTGCGCGTTCTCGATTTGGATCTCAAACCCCACAATTGTCACCGCCATTCGAACGGCGTTTCCGTGTGCCGCAATCATCGCCCGCAGTGATTCGACGACGTGCGTCATTTTTCCATGGTTGACAGCATCCAAATCCCTAGCGGCATTGTCCCAAGTGTCAGCAAGGCCGCCTTGAAGGATTTTGACCGTGGCGTTTTGGTAATCAGCCGTTTTCCTAGCCGCTTTTATGAGTTCTTCCGCGTTCATGCTTTTTCGCTCCCCATCAGTGTTCTAACCGCAATTCGAAATTGTTGTCGCCTCGGGTCACTGGCATGATACGTGGCGACCGTGATCGCTTCCAGCTTGTCTTGGTACTGCTCGCAGATTGCGACGGTTGCCAGTGCCTTCTGGTTGCCAAGATGCGCGCAAAGCCAGCTCCATGCGTCTTCGCGGGTCATTCCCATTGCCCTTTCAGCCGCAGGAACGCTTCGCAGAGTTCAAGCGGGGTCAATGTGATGAGCGCAAACTGTTCTTGGTATTCGTAAATGGATTCGACGCGTTCCAGATACCGCGCGATGATCACAAACTCTTCACGGTCCACGCCGTGGATTTGCGACATGAACTCGCGGCACGCGTCCAGCGATTCGGCGTAGTTCTTTAACAAGGGCCTGAACCCGCACCCATCCTTGTGCCATTCAATTGCCTGTAATTCGATTGGCTGGTCGTTGTCGTCTAATGTTCCGTAGGTAAACGGTTTTCGCTCCCACCCGCACAACTTCGCCACCCGCTCGTTGATCTCTTGGTTCGTCATTTTTCCCCCATATCTTTTGCAATCGCTTCGTTCATGCTGTGGGCACACATCTTTTTTAGCAAGAATTTTCTGTGGACCAAGACCGTGTTCAGTGCGATGCCGAGCGCCGCCGCGATTCCTTTGGACGTCAGTCCTCGCTTTGCCAGTTCGATCACCTCGCGCTGGCGTTTGGAGAGTTTTTTCATTTTCTCAGTTTTGGTCTGTAACTTGGAACGCCGGAAAGATCGAGGTAGTGCATCGCTTCGAGTCGATCAGCAACCCGCGCGTCGAACTTGTGCGGCCATTCCGCCTTGCTGAAGTTTGCATTGACCATGAGCCATTTGTGCTCGCAGGTACCGAGCACGCGGCGGAGTCGGCTGACGCTTTGCTGACTCTTGAACTTGTCCGACTCGCTTCCGACGTCGTCCAGGACCACAACGTCCGCTTCGGAGATTTCCCGTTGCGCTTCCTCGAATGCTTCCTCTCGGTCCCGTTCGCAGAGCCGCGCCCAATCGATGAAGACGGCCTTGGGCGGATGCGCCCACTTTCTGTCATACCATAAATCGATGCTGTAGGATTGGAAGAACGCCACCACGCGTTTAGCGACATGGCTCTTGCCGGTTCCAGGGCTGCCGCACACCACCAGTTGCCGGCCTTTGGATGAGTCATTGAAGGATGCGTGTTTGATGAGCCATTCAGCCGCCTGCCCCAGCCGGACTATCAGCGGATGGTGGGACTCGTCCAGCTTCAGGACTTTGGCTCTCCACTTCGGGTCCACGTCCAAAATCATCCCATGGACCGTGTTGGCCGTCGCCAACGGCTCGGGCTTGGAAGTCTCGATGCCACTCGTCAAATCCAGCGATTCCGGCGTTGCGTGGATTCCCATTCGCGCCAGTGCCGCGATTATGGGATCCGGTGTTGGAGCCAGCGGCTCCGGGTTTTTCTCCATAAATTCCCTTCCACCCAGAGGCAATGCTTCGTTGCACCGCCGCCGGAAAGTTTTCCGCCGTGAACTCCTTTGCCCAAATCGCAACCGCATTTCGAAGCCCAGTTGGCTTATAGGGCGTTTTGATTTCCTTCTTGTACGCCAACCACTCCCGGGCGGATTGAATGCACTGAAGGGTGCGCAGCGGCTCCGGGATGGCTATGCCGTGGTCGAGGTCCCATTCAGTTTCTTTCCCGCCAATCAACGAAGCCTCGTTAGAGGCTTCCGGCTCCCTGTTCCCTTGTTCCATAGGTCCCTGCTCCCTGTTCCCTGTTCCCTGTTCCCTGTTCCCTGGTCCCTGTTCCAAGGCCGATATATCGGGGAGTGTTCGGGGAGTGTTCGGGGAGTGTTCGGGAATGGGTGGAAACTTGGACTTGCTTGGCTTTTCTATCTTCTGGTGTTTCAACCAGTTGGGTATTTCAATGTAGGTATTACCGGCTGTTATGCGAGTTCCTCTGTCATTCTTCATACCGTCATATTGGATTGCATATGCCTTATTTGCGTTCTCCGCTTCATACCTTGGCATC